TATGAACAGATTTAAACCTTTTTAGTTATCTTTATACAGCGAGGATAGCTTATGGTCCTAAACTTCTATGGAGACATAGTTGGTTCAGCTAAATCAAATCTGCGTGAATAATGCATTGGTTACTCTTTGACTGCTTTTGTTGCCGCCCGCCAATATCCATGTCACCCAGTATTTTTCTTATTTCTTAAAGCAGTTAGGGGGCGGCTATCACTACTTATCCTATCCCTCTACTTATCCTTATCTCTATTCTACTCACTATAACTTGCCTCCGCCCCCTTGGAGGGGAGCGGGGCAAATGGGCAAACTTAGATTGATAGGATCCTGATAGGACTTGATGAATTCATTGAAGTGACTAACTTACACTCCCTCACATTGTATTTACGTTGAATTCATTGAATTGAGCAACTTAACCCCCACACTATTCATATCACGTCTTATCCTTATTTGATACCATGTTAAAGGCTTAAGGGCCAATGTTTTGAGGGGCAAAACAATTTGTTTTTGTTGTTTCAATACCCAATTTATACCCCTATTGAGCTCCAATACCTTTAGAAAAATATAGGGCAAAAAAAAGGCCCCTAAATTGGGGCCGTTTTTAAGCGTTTTAAGCTACTTTATTTCAATTGGTATATTTCAATATTATAAAGGTCTTTAGAGTCTAATGTATCAAATATAAAGCGGTCTAAATTGTTAACCAAGTGCAATTTATCACCGTTAATTATTGCGTACTTTTTTCGGGTCCGGTTAATTCTAATTGCTTGGCGTATATTCAAGTCCGCCCGGTTTAATTGTGTAAAGTCTTTTATAGGTAAAAACATAGTGCTATAAATTTAAATTAGTATCAATTGCAAAGCCTGTAGTATCTTTTTTTGCGTCACCTTTTGCACGCAGTCCTAAAATTGAACCTTTATTGTAAACCATTACTATATCACTTTTGTCCCCGTCAATTACCGGACGGCCCCAATGCATTTTAGGCAATTGGCCTTTAAAGACTACAGAAATATTGGCACCAAGCTTTAAAAGGTCCGGTATAAATTCTGCGTTCTTTTCGTCACGGCTAAAGGTTAAAATATAGCGGGGTTCGTTTATATATTTTTTAACTTTGCCCGGTATCTTTGTATAATCATAATAAATTAACTGCTTTAAATCGAACGGGTCTAATTGAGCGTACTTTTTTAATAAGTAAATAAAGTCTATATCACTTGTTCCGTTCAATCTAATTGCAACTTGTTCACCGGTCTTTATTGCTGCTTTATTGATCTTAATTAGTTCACCGGCCAATTGCAGTATAAAGCGTTCCTTATCGTATACGAAATAATTAGACTTGTTTATACGGGCCTTTTGAACGTTCGAGAATTTACCCCGGCCCGCAGTATAAAGGCAATTTATAGCGCAATTACCGGCCATGGGGCAAAGATTAATACCTTTTGAATTATAGGTATACGGGGCCAAATATAGGATAAAGGTCTTTAGACTATTTTTAGCGGTCTTTGTATTACTTGTTCCTTTTGATAAAAGGTTTTTGGGTATTGTGTATTTCATCACGGTATATTTTTAGTTAATTAGAGTTCATCCATAAATTGTATACATATTCGTACGGTTCGTTCAATAAGCTTGCAAGCCTATCGAAAAGACGTTCACGAATTAAGCTATCATATACCTTTATATATTCATAAGGGTCTTTACCTTTTATTAGTTCACCAAGTAAACCTATAAAGGTTGCATCTTTGTTTATTTCAATACCAAGTTCGTCACTTGGATAATTTTCTATATAAAAATTTCGAATATTCATAATAAGTTAATTAGAGTTAATAAGATACCGGCCCGGTAATTACATGGGTATAAATACCGGACTCGAGTCCCTTTAGTAATTGTTTATAGACTTTTGTAGCTAAAGGCCTTTTATAATACCCGGCCGTTATTTCAATTTCACGGCCGGTATTTCGTTCAATTACTGCGAACCGGGTTAATCTTTGTTTTTTAAAGTTCATAATTAGTGAAAAATTAAGATTAATAAATAAGTAAAAGAAAAAAGGCCCAATAAAAAAAGCGCCTCTAAAATGTAGTTAATTTTTTTCATGTTTTTAGGTTTTGAATATATAGACAAAGTTAAAAACAATTTTGCCCTACTTTTTTACATTTTTGAATTTTAACACAATTTTAACACTTTTATACTATTTAGAATCATTCTAAACAATAGAGAGGGGGTACTATGTTAAAGAGGGGGGATACTATGTTAAAGAGGAAAGCCCCACTCTGTTAAAGAGGGGGCTTCCGTATTAAAGAGTAAATAATTTTGAGCTACAAATTATTCAGCAAATAAACTTCTACCAGCTCAGGCGAAACGTCTGGGTATTTTCTGGCGATCAATCCTTGAAAATCTTTAGTAAAGTGTATGCTATCCTCCACTCTAACTAAGTATGGCTTGGTGTTGCTGAATATTCTGCAAGCATCTTTTGCCGTCATGTTATGGGTATCGAAGTCTTTTATGCTTTTAATCTGTATCATACTAAGCTAATTATTAATGTTAATATCCTAAATAATATCAGCACACCGAATATGCCTAAGCATATAGTTACTGCCATTGCACTAAATTCCTTGTTATCCATTACCAACAAATTAAGACGGCTAAGCCAATCAGATTAATAAATGTAGTTGCGGTTAATATAAATGCCCCTAAGTAAATAGCCAGCATCAATCCAAAGCTCTTGTTGTTCATACAAATTGATTTAATTCTAATTGCCACTCGTTAATAGTCCTGGTGCTTACTATGCCCGTTATATCAGACTCATCTCCATTATCATGAACCACAATAACAGAAGATATATAAAGATAATCGCTTTCAATAGGGGTGATATAGCCATCACCCCTATTGCCTTCCTCTATCTCGCATTCAAGCCTAATCTCAAGGCCATCGTAGTAAATAGTTCTTGTTTCCATAGTTACTTAGTTTTATAGTTCGTCAATTCGTTTCTTTAGATTCTCTTTGATTCTGTCAATTTCGTAGTGTGATATAGCCTCTAAAAAATCCATATCCTTCAACACTACCATTAATTCAATAGGCTCGCCATTATGATAAGAGTTGCCAACCAGAAGAATGTCTTGGTCTGTTTCGTTTAATGCTACTGTGTGCAGGTCGTACAAGTTAAGTGTTAATTGTTTTTCTTTCTGTTTCATATCATTTAGTTTTATAGGTTTCTGAATAAACTTTACCGAAGTCTGCAAACAATTTGTGTAGCTGATTGTCTTCTCTTTTTTCCTTAGCTTGTCTTTTGTGTTTGGCTAAGTTGTGTTTGAATTGTTCTTTTTTCATTTCTGTTGTTTTTAGTTGTTGCACTATTGCATTACAAACGTAAAAACATTTTTCAGTAAAAAGCCAAACTTTTCTGACTTTAACAAAATTTTAACAACCTTCTAAATGTTTTGCTATACAAAACAATTTAGAGGGGGATACGCTATTAAAGGGGGCAGTAAGGGGGATACTATGTTAAAGAGGAAAATTACCCCTACTATGTTAAAGATCCTGATTGCAGATAAAAAAATGGGAGCAGCTACTATTGTTCGCTGCCCCCACAGGATAACTAACCGTAATGTTGACGTAGTAAATATACAAATAATATTCTATCTAATCACATATCTACCTAAAGATTTTCCTTGCACTAAAAACTGAAGCGCATACCTCAGCGCATCCATAAAGTGGTTGTAATTATCTATAGGCTTTGCATTACGCTCTTGCCAAATATAATTGTTAAGCTCTCTAATGATTCCATGACTGTGTCTATCAACAATCATCTCGTAATCTTGGACAAGGGCAATTCCTGACAGAATTGACCCCTTCTTCTTTATAGCTCCTCTGATATTTATATCTTGGTTCTTTAGCTCTGTGATTAGTCTTGGCTCACTACTATCACATATAATTAAATCAATTCCGCATAGCTGCCTGCACTTGCTTGCTATCTGTGAAGTAGTCAGGTTCTTACTTCCGAAGCCTTCCTTAACCCACAGCTTCTTGCTTTCACTATCTACGCTTATCTGAATAAGCGCAGTAATATCCTGAGCAAATCCTGGATCCAGTCCCCAACAGCTAAACTCCTTATGCTCGTAATCTCCTACTCTCCAGTTCTTATAAACAACACCTTCTGCCTTACTAAGCCACCCTCCCAATATAGCGTGCTGGTACTTGTCAGGCCTCTTGACCTTCATCTCTCTGATCTGCTGCAAGAATGATGGAGACAGATTCTCTGCGTTGTCTCTATAGTCTGTATGAATGTAAGTTACGTTCTTCTCATCGCCATTGTATGATTCAGGAACCCCCATATTCTGAAAGAAGCGTTGGTATATCCAATGCTCTTTCGTAGCGGGGTTCATAATCATAATACACCTATTAGGCTTGTCCTGTGTTCTAACAGAGAAGTCTATCTTGTCAAAGGTATTCTCATCCACCAATTCCTCAGCCTCGTCCAATACAAAGGTTGTAACGCCATTTAGAGACTTCAGGGCAGCCGTTTGATTACCACTTGATGTTCTGATACCTTTGAACATTATAGTGCTCTTAGTGGTCATATTTATGATTTCATCCTTAGTAATACGAAAGTCCGATTGCAGGCCCATCATATCTATCTTCTCAATAAACTCAGGGATAATAGAAGTCTGAGCAGACAACATCGTGTACCTGCTAAAGAGTATTCTGTGGCCCTCTTCATAGGTGAGGCTGAGTAGAAACACAGCCACACCGAATGACTTTCCTGAGCCTCTTCCTCCAGTTACTATGAAGTACCTGGAGTCAGAAGTAAATAACGGTTGATACTTAGGATGTAGAGCTATCTGTGCTTTCATCTATTTCTATATCTTGTATGTCATCTATTTCTTCAGCCTCTATGTCTATGGTATCGTCTTCTTTGTTGCCTTGTTGCAGCTCCGTATTAAAGAAGTTAATCACAGGGGCGTTAGTTCTTCTTGGGGCTACTTCTCCTACGTTTTCTCCTGCCTTACCATAGGCATACTCCAATAGCAACTTTAAGTGCTGGAAACTCTCTCCAGATAGCTCTGCGAGCTTTTCCATCGCTCCTGCCTCGCTACCATATATCTTCTTAATGGCATTGATAGCAAACTTACCCACTCTGTCTTTCTTAGCTTGATTCATTGCTGGAGGCTTAGAAGTGATCTCCTGCTTTAACTTTACTTTAGATGGCAGTCGTTTGTTATACTTCCTGCCATCAGTTGATCGTATTTCGTCTGACTTATTCTTCTTTGACATAATTCATTTCATATAGTTTTCTATAGGTGTCATAGATTGCATCCATTACATCCTCTTTAGTGTATTCATAAGGTGTCTCGCTGTACTTACTACCCTGCTTAATGGTTATCTTGTACTTATCGCCCATCTCCCAGTACCTACCCACCTTAATTCCTTCTATTTCACAGCTCACATAAATGTGCTTGCTAAAGCACCAACTCATCTCCTTCATTGGATTGGGCGTCTTAGGACTGCCCAATCTGTAAGGATAGCTTCTTTTCTTAGGCACTACAGATAGACCCTGCTTTTAATGGCTCTTACAAAGATGCTCATCTTATCGAAAACCTCATCCAACTCATCTTTGCTAAGTCCGTCTATTAACTTTTCAAATCTTCTTGACTCATACTTCAAAAGATGTAGCTTATGGGACAAAGAATCATTCTCCTTCTCCATATCAATAATCCTTTCACTAAGAGCCTTCATATCGTCAAACTTTTCTGGTTCCTCTAAGTTCTCTATGAATATAGCCCTAAGAGTCAAATACAGATCCCTAAATGACTTTTCTTTTATAGCAAAGGGAAATATAGTGTTTATGTTATGAAAGACCGATGAATGGTCTCTATTAATCACCTTGCCTATCTCATGTAAAGAGATTGAATTTTCCCCACCCATATCTCTGGCAATCTTGCAATAGATGGCTCTTGCATAAGTAAGGCTTGTAGTTCTCTTTTTGGTAGATATACTCTGCCCTACTTCCTTCTCAATTATTCTCTTTATACTTACTAACCTGCTTTTCATAAACCTCCCTTAATATATCCTCAAATATTAATCTACTTATTCTTTTATGTTCTTCGTGGGTGTAAACCACTTCGAACTCCGTTTCTTTTAACTTCTCAGCTTCTTCAAACCTGTCATTCATTATCTCTTCTATTCGAGACAGGGCCTTGTTGATGCCTTCGCATACTGCGTATTGTTCCTTCTCTTCAAAGGTTATCAGTAAGCTTTCATAGATGTCAAACTCATTGTATAAAAACCAACATTGTAAAGTGCTTAGATAAGCTTCTTGTGCTATTAATTTATCCTCTTTTCCATCATAGTTATAAAATTCCTCTAACAACATAGTTCTGTTTAATCTGCGCTCTTGCAACGGGATCTTCAAGCCAATACTTATACATCTTGATTCCATGTTCTACAGCATTGTTACCCCACTCCAAGAACTGCTCGCTACACTCAAATATACCAATATCTTTTGTATCCTTATTCACTACAAGGAAAACAAACTCCTCTGCATTAAAGACCCTTAGATAAAGTGCGGCCTGAAGGTCATAAGAGAACTTCTTTGCGGCATACTTAAAGTCATTAACATCTGCACTTGTAGTCTTGATGTCAATGATCTTTCTTCTATCTTTAGAGATAACATCGGCTTTGGCCCTGAAGGCCAAGCCGTCTAACATAGCCACTCCAGGAAGCTCAAAGTCGCAGTCCTCCAACAGAAAGGATGCCTCATTGTTATTAAGCACCGCATCTGCTATCCAATACGCATTCTGCATTTCTGATTCGGTATAGACCATATGCTCTCCATGCTCCTCAACGGCATCCTTAAACTCCTTCTTAGCTTTTGTGCCGTCTATAACAATAAGATCAGACAACTTCTCTTTCTCTAAGATACTCATGTGGATCAGCCTTCCGTCTCTGAGGGCTTGCCCTGTATCGGAAACCCTAAGCGACTTTAAATAAGCGTTGGGACTTGTAAGTACCTTCTTTAGGGCAGAGCTGCTTAAAGCGTTCTGGCCTAAATGCCCATAGTAGAAAGAGTCATCGTACATCTTTGCTAAGATGTCTGCTTCCTCCCATTGTTCTCCGTTGAGTAGTGTTATCATATAAAATAAATGTTTCTGGTGTTTAGATAGAGATTCTCTCTCTCCATCTCTAATGCGTTCACATAGAACGCTATCTCCTGTAGTGCCTTAGACATTGCCTTTAGCTTTTCAGAGTCCCTCTGCTTCCTTGCTTCTACTACCATATTGCCTACGGTAGTCATAGCATCAAGATAATTAATTGAGGCTGAATTGTTCTGAATCATCCTCTCCCTCATCTTCTTCTGAATCTGTGAGTGAAGCGAATTTAGCTGAGATATGGTCATTCCATTCTTGTTCTTTAATTTCATCCTCTATTTGTAAATGTGTGTGAAGGCACAGAAAGCCAAATGAAAAATATACGCCCACCTCATCAAAGGCAAAGCCTATTGAGGGTAGCAAGTGCCAAGACCACTTAATGATATAAGCGTCAGCATCTATTCTGTATTTTCCTATTTTTCTCTCCATTGTGCGTAGCAAACTGCCAGTCTTTGGTCTGTGTTAGAATACTCGCCAATCATTCTTGGATTGGCCATACATCTTGATATGAACTCTTGTTGAGTGTCATCAGCATTGGGTTTAGGTAATGGCATGATTAAAAATTGTGTTTATAGTTGAATCGTTCTACTTCTAATTTATAGTGACTAAACGCCTGCATTCCCAATATGTGAGAATCTGTAGGCACAAAGTATTTCCAACCTTCAGACCTGCCCTTGTTGATGTAGTAGAAGAAGAAAGCGGCACGCTTTCCTGTATTCTTCTCATAGATCACCGTAGCACTCGCATCACTCATAGGTATTATTTCAACAACCGTAAAGTCTTCTGAGTTTACATTGCCCTCTCTATCTTTATATGAATAGCGTTTAGCTACTGATTCTGCGAACCCTGTTAAGTCCTTTACTAATTGTTTATTCATTCTAAATCTATTCTTTTTATGTATGTGTCCTTTTCATAAACAAAGACTCCATACTCAGTAACAACTTCGCCATCAAGAACAGGACCTCGTTTCGTGCAGGTGTAATCATCTGCACGGAGCACCTTGTTCCCGCACTTAATCATTTTCATTACTAACTATTTTATCTTGACCTGTCTTCTCTAATTCCATCTGTAGATTCGCTAACGCCCTCCAAGCTACTTTAGCTGAATGTCTAACTCCATCGGTGTCTATATGGCCCGCCTGAATGGCGTGCCTTAGCATTGCATCTAAGTGATCGTTAGACTTGTCTCTATCCCAATGTAGTGGCTTATCAGGATGATGTTGCTGGTTGCCTGCCCAAGACGTTCTTGCCACCTCCATAATAGCGTCAGGGAAGTACTTTAACACTCCTGTGAATACAGGATACTTCTTTCTATCGGATTGCATTGTCTATCTGTTGGATTAGACTTCTAAGCTCCCAATGCTCGAACTTACCGCTGATACTTTCCTTGTAGGTCTTAATCTCTACATCGTACCAGTTCTTGTCCCTTTTCTCGTCATCTCTAAGGCGAGTGATTTTAGCTTCAATCTTTGGCATACGTTTAACTTTTAATGTTTATTCAAACTTACTAATAAATTGTTTATATGTCAAGACCTGTTAACAAGAAATTAACTATTGTACTTGTCAAAGTACGTTTTGAGGTCATTGTACACTTTTCTGATACAGGTACCGCAGCTTGTTAAACGCTGCTTCTTGTGAAATACCCTGTTGTAGGTATCAACCAACTTTTGCTGTGTGGTTCGATCAACTACATTGGTATGCTTCTCAAATAGTTCAGCAAGCCATATATATTCTTCTTCTGTAAAGCACTCTGGATTTCTGAAAGGTAGGATCTTGTTTAATTTAGCCTTGCGCTCATCACATCCGCAATCTTCGCCTGCAATAAACTTAACTGCATCCGCAATGCCTGTAGCCTCAAAAACCTTCTCAAGGCTATCCCCCAAGCCCTTTGATGCGGCTTCTTGGTTCTCCTTCCAGTTCTTCCAGTTCTTGTACTCTTTAGTACGCTTGTCCAAGTTTTCATAGTACTCTTGATTTTCTTCGTATTTACTAATACTATCCATATCGAATTAAATTAAATTATAATCACCATTCTTAAAGTCTTCGTAATCCTCAGCAAACTTCTCCTTGAGGATTCTTTTGTTTTCTCTCATGCTGTTAAAGATGCTGGTCAGGCTAATGCCCGAACCGCTTGCTATATCTCTTAGGCTGTAATCGCTTTTAAGGTACTTCTCAGAGAGGATCTTGTCGTATCTATGCCAAGAGTCCATCTCTTGTGTGATCTTGTCTATAAGACGTTCAAATGCAGTCTCCATAGCCTCATCAAAAGCAAATTCCATAAGTTCTGTGTCCAGAGCATCGTCTTCTCTTATTTCAAAGAACACAAACTTATCTGCGCCCTTCTCGTAAGTCTTCCACATATTCTTTAGTGTAACATAAATGAAGAAGCGGTTTACCTCATCATCATTATACATTATCTTTTGCTCATCTTTAACATACTTATGAATACGCAAGTACATCGACTGAACGATGTCCTTTGCGGTGTCTACATCACAGCCAAACCCAACCACCATTTTTATCCACAGCTTATGGTTTTTAGCTAAGAGTTCAAGCATTGTATTTCTATTGTTATTAGGTTGTCTTCTCCGTAATACTTTTCCATATTGTCAATCTTTACTACATTATGATCTGCTTCCCATACTACACCTTCAAGCGCATCAAATAGTGCCTTGTTTAAGTTGTCGTGCAAGTCAGGCCTGGAGGTCATCCAATGCGCCTCAGCCTTCTTCTTCTTGCTCCAACTCTTAGGTATCTCAAATTGGTAATGTAATCTGCTTATTGCTATTGGCGTTCCTTTGGGTATAATAGAAAAATGGTCAGGGAGTTGACTCCTGACCATTTCTTCAACAGCATCTTTGTAATCGGTAATCTTTTTAGGCTGATAGCTATGACCACTTCTGGTCATTCTAACAGACTGATGAGGCACAGCTCTAAGCGGTATTTCTAAGTGTATGTGCATTTCCAATATAATCTAAGACTTCAAGATTTTGTCCTGCAACTTCAGGATAGCCATAGTCATTGACAAAGAAAGAAAAGTCATCAAAGCTTTTGCTTCGGCTGGCTTTACACCTGACGTTGATGATGTCTGGGTTTTCTTCATCCTTTTCTAACTGTATCTGTGTCTCGGCCTTCTTTTCTAAAGCCGATCCCAAATGACCCGTTGGCTTATTTGAATTATGGTTCGTATGTATTACCGTTATGATATGACATTGATATTGCTCTGTCCATTTCATAATCTTACCTACCACCATATTACTTTCTTCTATGTTATTTACGTCACTCACTAAATCGGCCACTCCATCAATGACCAAAACTCCTATATCTCTGTTGTGCTTTAGAACGTACTCTATAATGTCTAATCGCTCGTCATGAGACTGCGCTCTTAGACCAAAGGTGGAATAACACTCGTCTTCCAATTCACACATATCTAAGACTCGCCTAAATACTTTCTGTGCGTGAAACCTTCCTTGCTCCGTATCAAAGTGGTATAAGCACTTATCGTTTCTGTGACCTTTTAGTCCTCCAACAAAACGCTTAGACTTACCACCTAAGTAAGCTGCTGATAATAAGCTAACTAAAAATGTCTTTTTATGTTTTGGAGGGGCTTGTATGAAACTAAAGTTCCCGTATGTTCCTATCGGTGTAGGATAGGTAACAATACCCTCTCTTGTTTTATATGTATGCTCTCCAAGGCTAATAGCTACTGGAGGATGTTCTATTCTTTCGTTGGGGTCAATATAACACTCCATGACCAGATGCTCTATCAGGGCATCTCGGTCTTGCCTTTGTCTTTCAGTCATTGTATAGTTAGTTTAGTTTAATAAGTCTTGGGGGCTTTAATGCCCCCTTGACTTAAAGGGAAGCTTAGAAGGGGAAGTCTGCTTCTTGGACTTGCTTTTGGGCTGGAGCATTGTTCTCTACTCTTTCGGCTACTGATATAGCACCATTAGTCTTGATTACTTTTCCACCACTTGAAACGTAATCGCTCTTCACTCCTGCCTCACGCTCTTCCTTGGTGAGTCCTGTAGCCACATTCACATTGTAACCGTACTGGTCTGTGGCATCATTAACGAATACCGTTAATGCGTAATAAGATCCTTTCTTTCCTTGAACGATCTTTGACTTGTCTAATTTACTTAGATTCAAGTTGAAGGTAATTGTTGCACTCATAATTTACTTAATTAATAATTGTTCTACTTGTTTACTGATTTCGTATTTCTTTTTGACCTCATCAAGGCTCCCACCCTTGTCCAAATACTCCTTGACTTTATCAAAAGCTTCCGAGGTCTTTACAAGCTTTAGTTTTTGTCTTGCGACAGTCTGAGTGGTATCGTGTGTATTTGTAGCGTCTGCATCTTTAGTATCGTCTATTAAGAACAATCCATTAAGTGCATACTTTCTGGCATAGGAACTTGCAGACCCAAAAGTCTGTGAGATGTCCATACCTTTTTTGTTAATGTCGATTCCTGCTTGCGCATGAACCTCCACCGAAGTTCCTTCTGAGTCCCAAACCTTTGCCTTGGCATCAACAACTAATAATCCGCCAATATCAATAGTGGTGTCAGTTACAATCATAGTAAGCCCATACTTAGCCAATATAGGCTTAACAGCTTCTAAGATGTCTTCTTGATTTCGATACTTGTACTTACCGAAGTTGTTAAATTGTCCCTTCGGAGCCTTGAGCTCCGATTGGACCTTTAGTAATCTTTCTTGAAATGATAGTTCCATTGTAGTAAATATAGTTAAAATAAATTAAACGTCTTCTGTGGTTTTGAAGACTTCTGAAATAACCACATCCCTATACACTTTAGGGCATTCTGGATCACATACCTCAAAGATGTATGTTTCCAGTTGTTGGATACGGTTTTTAAGCCGTTCCTGTTCTTTTAATAAGGCTTCTATACGAGCCTCCTTGAATGACATTAAGTTGTACATAGTTTATTTGTTTTGTGTAAAAGTAGGTAATTGTTAATAATGTGTCAAGTACTTTAACAAACTTTAACATTTGAGGAAAAAAGAGGGGCCCTAAAGCCCCTCTTAACCAAACAAACTAACTAAAAACTAATGAAACTACTTAATGGAAAGATTCAGGTCCATAATCTAAACTCTGGGTACTTTAGTGGATCGGTATCGAAATACAAGGTTTCTTTGTCTACTGCAAATCGAGTTACCCCTTGCTCCATTAAAGTCCGTATAAGCTTTATTCTTTTTCTTGATCCCACACAGCGTATTCTGACAGCGTGTCCCACACGATGGCTATCTGTGCTTGCCAGTCTCATCTTATTAGCTACACTTGCCGATGTATATCCTAATATTACATTAGGTCTGTATTCGTATCTGTGCGCAGCCCTATCGAGAGCTACTACAGGTTCACGCTCCATAAACTTGTATCCAGAACCAGGAGAGTCGGGTGAGTCAAACATGGACCACCTAAGGACTCTTAGTCCTTCTCTGTCTATTTCGTCTTCTCTCTCTTGTACCGACTTCATAACTTCATAACTTCATAAGCATTGGGGAGGATCCCACTTAGATACTTTTTCCCAAAATGTCTAAACCTCCCCTTTGCTAATAGAAAGTAACAGCATATATAATCTTATGTAAAGATAGTAAAATATTTGGAATGTGCAAGCAAATTTGTTTTGTATATATTTTTTTCGTACGTTTGACAACGTTATAACTTTCACTTGTGACCTATGAAAACCTATTTAGTAAGCTACATTAATAATCAGGGAAGAAAAAAGGAGTATAAGAAAGTCTTTAAGTTCGATAGAACAAAGAAACAGTTTATACATAGAAAGCTTAATGAAGGGTGCTTAAATATAAAAGTTGAGCGTGTTAGGCATAGTAATTATGACCGCTCCTTAGAGCAGGTCATATTATCTAAGAAAAGAGAATACTTTAACTCCGTATGCATATATGCCCTAATAGATAATGATGAAATAGTATATATTGGTCAATCTTCTGACGTCATGGGCAGGCTATCTGCCCATAAGACGTCATCTAAAAAGTTTACTCACTTTGCTATAGTGGAAAGGATAGATACAGATGATAAAGACTATGTGAATAGGGTAGAGAGAGAATATATATATAAACTAAAGCCTAAGTATAATAAGGTTGGATTATAATGTCTTGTAGTTCCATCTTGCTCTTGTTCCTCTTATATCGTAGTGAGTAAAGGTGTTATATCTACCTACTCCTCCTTCTTTAAGCATCCCTGTAGCTATAAGAAAATCTATAGCATCCGCTACTTCATCAGGGGATACTCCTTTTATGGTGATGTCAGCCGCACGACCTAAGACGTGCTGGCTGCTATCATTTGATCCTATACTTCTGTTGTATTCTAAACTTCTGTACGCACTATTGATATGAACTGGCGCATTGAAGTGCGATCTGATTATTTCTAACTGAACTGCCAACTCGGCTATGTTGAGCTGCACATCTGTTGGCATTTCTGAGCCGTCTGTGCACTCAAATTCTTCTCTATCAAAGTTCTCTGTTAGCTTCATACCCCTACTATGTTAAAGACCCTACTCTGTTAAAGAGGTTACTTTTTGTCATCGTCCTTCATGGACGTGCCAAAATAGTAACCAAAGATGCTTAAAGTAACACCTTCTACAATACCAATCAAATGGTAAAACAGTTCCTTGTTGGGTTCTGGAATATCCAGGGCAAGTATTGCCCAAACGATAATAGCAAATGCGCTTAACCCTACAATACCAGTCAAATTAAACAGCCAATCGTGTTTGCCCGTCTTAGCAACCTCTACTTCACGCTTCCTTGCGCTATCCCTATCAGCTACTTCTGCCTTGTAAGCCTCTATAAGCTCATTGTGGAGCCTTTCTTTCTCCGCTGGTCCTATAGACTGATCAGAGTCGATAAGCTCTCTAAGGGCTCCTAAAGGGCCATCAGTAAGGGCTGCACTTGCAAGTTCGGGAAGCTTCTTCATTAAGAACTTCCCAACTGCAGTATCTTTCAACTTTTTCTTTTCTGGCATTAGAGCTTGCTTTTAACCCACTCTACTTTTTTAGCAACCCAAGCTTTTACTTTGGGTGCAGTAGCTCTATATTGATCTCTGGTATAATAATAAGCCTCTTTACCAAGTAGACCAAAGAATCCACCCAATGCTCCTAATAGTATAGCGTTTAAGACTCCTGCTGCTGAAATGGTAGTTGCTGCGGTTAGTAAGTATCCTGCCAAAAATGATATTTTGTTGTCCATTAATTTAGTTAGTTAAGGTATGTGGGGGCATTTAAGCCCCCCATACCGTGTTAAAGATTACTCTTCAATTGCTTCGTAAGAACCGTCTGATAAGTCTACATTGATCTTACCGTACTTGTCCTCAAGTGCAGTCTTGCTCTTGTTTTGCTCCTCTTGAATAGCAGCATAAGCGTGTAGCAAAGAATGCTTCTGAGTTTCAAGTACACCTAAGTCGTGCAGTATTGCAGACTTCTTCGATTCTTGGTCTTTGAGTTGCTCTAACTCTTCTTCTGTAATTTTACTCATAATAAAGAATTTAAATTCTCTACTAAGATACTAAATCTACAGAAACGTGAGTAGGATTCTTCTGAGCCTCAAGCTGCGCACCTAAGCCTTCTTGCATAGCCTCTACGTCCAACTTAGACTCTAACCAAGAGACAACAATATCTTCTGTTAAATCCTCTGAAGGAATAAAAGAATCTGCTTCAGGGGCTTCTAATCCTACTGAACCGTAAACGTCAGCAGTATGCTCTCCGTCTGTTGCTT